CTTGGCGGTGTCTGTCCTTTCTGATTCTTCCGATGGAGCGGGCGGAACCTGTTTGTTGGCTTCACCTGGTTTGGTTTCCGTCGGCACGACATCATCCTTGCCAAAATCGGCAGGGGTTTCAGTCCCCGCTAACGGCGTTTCTTGTCCGCCTGTCGCTTCCGCATACTGCTTCTGTATTCCTCTGACGATGGTGAACATTTTTTCAAAGCCATCGGCTACCATCTTTTCCAATGACCTGACCGCTTTCATAGCGGTTCCCTCTGTTGGTTTGGTTTCATCAGCAGGGGCTTGCTTGACTGCCTCGGTTGGTTTGGTTTCGGTTGGAGCTACCTCATCTTTCGCCATCACAGTCGCTTCCGAAGCATCAGGCATATCGGCAACTTTCATTGTCGGAACAACATCCGACGCGGTTTCCACTGGGTTCGTTTGTTTTCTCATTGTTTTAATTTCTTCTGCGACCATCCGCCAAGCGTGATTCGGGATTGATTTTTCAAACACTCCCAGGTAATCCAGTTGGGGATATTCAAAAAGAAATTGATTAAATAATTGATTATGTAGTTCAGCTAACTTATTGCTACCCAATTTGTCGTAGCTCTTGGCAAACAACCAAGCGTCATAGTTAGCAGGACGCTTAGTTACGGACACTTCATCAATCACTATATCATAAAAGGTATTGATAACTTTGCCGACAGATTCAACGAGTTCTCTGGTGGCCCGTTTGACTCTGCCTCCGACCGAAAGTCCAAGCTTGGCACCTTCCTTTAATGACTTATGAAGTAAACTGGCAAGCGGATTCACTTTATCCAGCACTGCCTTAATCCATAACTGGTTGCGGTCATCTACTCTCGCTTGATATACTTTACCAATCACTGCTTCCTCGTCTTTCTGGTGCTCAACTCTTAAAGGGACTGATTCCTCGTTAATAATATGGGCCATCTGCTTCAAGGCGTTCTCGGACATTCTTTCTTGGTCGTGGTCAACATTGGTTGTTGAGGCAACGCCTTCAACAATAAGCTGGCCGTCTTCCTCGCTGGGGATAGCTTTCTCAATCATAAACTGGAACGGGAAGTTCCCATCGGCGGTGGCAATAAGTTTCGCTGGTTTTATATTCATATTTTATGGTTTCGCTTCTACTAAGGTTTCTTTATGGCTGGCTTCGTCATCGGCCATTGATTCAAAATCAGATGCCAACGGCGTGCCTTCCAGCTCGGTAGCCATATCCCGATACTCTTGTTCGCCCATCTTTTCATCGGCTATAAATCTGTCCAAGAGCACGTCCAATTTGCTGGCTTCCTGTTTCCTCACTTTGCCGACAATCCTTTTCCAGTATTCCTTGAAAAGTTTAGTCTTGACCGACTTCCTCTTTCTTTTGGTTTCTAAATCTTGGGCGGCTAACCCTGACCTTGGAATCGGCCCAGCGGCTTCAGTTCCCATTTTGCCGAAACCTTCCTTGACGTGCAGGACGCAACTCTCGTATTTCGGGGAGTCCCGACCAACTGCCGCCGTGCAAATGGCCCAAGGATTATCTTGACCGTCGGCCTTAACCAGCTTCTGGCAAGCCAACTTTTCCTCGGGCGTAAGTTCGGTGGCTTGCTCTTTCCAAAAGTTCTTAAATGTTTTGTTTTTCATCACTTTAATTATACTAATTTCTTATTATGTTTTAATTCTATTCGGCAAACCTCTTGATAAAGACAGCGTAAGTTTTGCCTGCCAAAGTGAATATGGATACCAAGACCCAACCGCCAGCAGTAGCTATATCCAAAACACTTTGCATTTGAACTATTGTCGCTGTATCTGGTATTTGAATAATTTTTGATTTCTGGGTCATAGTTTTTAGATTGGGTTATTGCTTGAAAGGTATAAAATATACGTATTGTTCTCGGTATATTTTACATCCATCCAAGTAAGCGGTAAAACTATTTTTGCTTTGAAGTCGGTATAAGACAACGCGGTTTCAAAAGTTGTTTCGGCAATAATTACGCTGGTAACCCGATTAGCAGTCGCCTTACAATCGGTTTCAAAATCTGTTTTGTAGACATCATTATTCGGGTCAGCCCCGATAACATTCGCCAACGATTTATAAATTGTGGTTTTGTATAGATACATAAAATTATACCTCAACCCAATAAACTGTAACGGCAAAACTTAAACCATTAGCCGATGGGTCAATAGTGATTAGCAGATTTTCGTTTTGTTCAATAAACTGCCCTAAATCTAAATCTAAAATTGTGTTTGAACCAGCAGGCGACCCCAACATAATAATTGGTGTAATCAAAGTTCCAAATGAAGTAGTGGTTGATATTTTATAAACCGTGCCAATACTTGCACTGCCCGAAAATCTTAAATTGTTTATGGTTAATGCCGTTCCATTTGCCGTAATAGTCGGGTTTCTGTAAATACGAAACACATTTTTACTATTAGCATCTGATTGAAATATAATTTTTTCAAGCCGCATATTCTTGCCCGACCCAGACGGATTTTTTAACAATAAAAATGGCTGTTCAACAGAGGTAGCAATAGTTAAAACATTTGTGGTAGCAATGTATCCAAAACTTGCGTTAGTTCTTTCTTGCCATAAATTACCTCCTGATGAAACTGAAATTGGAATAGTTTGGTCGCTCGGCAAAACAACGGGGATACTGTTCGCCATTGTTTTTTGTCCTACGCTCGGCGCAGTTGAACCAATCCACTTAGTAATTTCAGCCGACACAACATCAGAATTAACCAATGCCCTAATCTGCCTCGCATCGTAGGCGATAGCACCAATATAAAGCTCTACTTTCAAATCACTGCCATTAAACTTAAACTGGTCTGTATTCGTTTTTATCGTCAAAAGATTGCCTCCTGACTCTAAGGCAAAACCAGTTATAGTATTAACCGTAATGCTTGTCGGAAAATTACCTACGTTAATACTGGTCGGGAAGTTTCCAATATCTATCGTGGTCGGAAAATTGGAAACCGAAACCGAACCGCTTATAACCCAAGGGCTCGTGCTTTGAGTAACCGCCATTGATGACGGGAAGGTAATCGTAGCGTTGACATTCAAAGCCCCGCCCGTAAATGTAAATTGGTCGGTTTGGTCTTTGATTGCGACAAGCGTCTCCTCGGTGGCTGGGTTTATTCTGACATCACCTGAATCCAAAATGCCGACATTGCCAATATCAATAATAGTAGCTTCAACCTTAAGCGAGCCCGCGGGGGTAAACTGAAAATCATAAAGACGGCCTGCTGTATCTAATAGACCGATAGCTTCAATCTCCCTCGTGGACGGATTGACGATTTTGTCTGTAAGAGAAACTAAATTGGCCATTTGGTTTACAAGCTATATTCCTTGACATAGATATAGTATTTCTTGCCCGTAATATCATCTAAGGTTACGATGCCGCCAAAACCTTTCGGGTTCTTTAATACAAAATCTTCAAGGACTTTTTTTGCTTGCGGGAAGTCGTGGACAAAGGTCTTTTCCATATAGCCGTATTGCAAGAGGGTCGCCGTTGATTGAGTTAGAAATAACTGCTTAACATTATCTTTAAGATTCACGTCCGTAATGAGTTCTCCAAACATAACCGGGTTCTGCTCAAAACTGGCTTCGGGGCTTATGATTCTGGAATCAACCAATGACGCTTTCCTGAAAGGATTAAGTTTCTTAATGATTGATTTGATTCTCTCCAAAGGCGGTTCCTCGGCAACTAAAGCCGCAAAGAACTTCTGCAAAGGCAATATCGGGGCGAGGGTGTGGAACAATGAGTTCTTGGTATCGTCCCATCTCTTGAAGTCGCCTTCAAACTGATAGTCAATTCCGTAAGCTCTTTTGTTTTCGGTAATGATATACTGGTCGGCTCGCCTGTCGCCTAATACTAATTCCTTTTCCAGTTTCCACATCTTTGCCAAATCTTTAATCGCTTTCCGATAACTCTCCGGGTCTCGTTTCATATCCTCAATTAGAACTGGGTCTTTTAAGTTTCTGCCGCTGACATATTGCTCAACTAAGTAGCCAGGATACTTTCTTGAACCGCCGAACTTTGCCCGCCATCTTTCTGAATCGTATTCGGGGGTCATATTTATCCAGTTGATAAACTCCTGCCGAACCCTGTCGGTGGGCAGAATGTTTTTGAATATGTCCACATAGGGCATCCATCTGACTATCGGGACATTCGCCCCGGCTTTATTCAAAATAGAACTAAGGTTCTGTTCCAACGCCTGACTATTTACATTGACCGCAATCGGCGGCTTCAAAACGAATCCTTGGCCATTCTGAATCTTATAGAAAATGAACGGCTGGCTGTAACCCCTATCATCCAAATAAGTCTTATAGCCATCTTCGGTATAGATTGATTTATGTATCTCGTGTTCCGCTTCTTCGTTATAGTTCATCTCTCCGCCGACTACCCTGTGTTCAGGTTCTTCCTGCCTTTTAACCGTAGGGGTAACCGCTCCTGCTGGCGGCGGCAAAGCACCTGGGAGGGGCATAGCGGGGGCTTCGGGGGCAAGAATAGGCATATAGCCATTACCACCCAAGACCCTCGGTTTATCCGCCCATTCGCCATAAGGAGTTAAGCCCAGTTTTTCTCTGGTTTCATTCAAAGTCATTGTGCCGTTCTTTAACGCTTGGTCGTAAATGACCATTGCCTCTTTGGGATTAGTGGTATCGGGTTCAACCCAAGCGAACTCAATATCCGTGTAGCCATAATCCTTCCAGATAATTTCCTGGTTGAATACTTCTTTCAGCAAGTGAAGTATTGAACTGTATCCTTTGGCTTCGGATAGTTCTTTCTGGGTTTCAGCGACTGCCCTGTTCAAGTCATCCGTCAAGCCAATATCTTGCCCCGATAGTCCGTAAGCCGCCGCTAAGAGTCGGGACATAAACTTCATATACTCCATAAACTCCATATCCCGATTATTGTTCGGTTTCAGGAATATCGGTTTTACTTCTTTCGGGCCTGCCATTATTGCTGGCCGGTGGAAGCTGGCCTGCAATTCGGAGTAGAGGTTCTCCCTTAACGCCTGCAATCCTCTCTCGTCCATCTGCCCTATCAACTGCAAAATTACGGGCGGCATTGACCCTTCTTCAAAATAGGTGCCGTTGTAATTATCAGCGTTAAGTAAGTTAGCAACTACCGATAAAACCGATTCCAAAGGGGACATTCCATAACCGAACTTTTCCATCGCCCCCTGGGGGTGCATACAAAAATAGATAAAATCTTTCTTCGGCCAAGCGGCGACTATGTCCCCAGATTCGGGGCCGCCGTATTGGCTATTGTTCATAACCTGCAAATAAGAAACGGGCAGAACACTCTGCCCGTCAATAGTGTTCAAGGGTATCTCAACGTCCTGATTGCCATACTCATCATAAACGGGTCTGACGGTGGCGGCATCCACATAATGGAGTTCGGCTAACTTGCCGTCTGAATATCTGGTTTTCTCAACGGTAACAGCGTCCAAGGTCAAAAGGTCTTCCAGCATCTTATCCAGCAAGGTTCGGAATGTTTCATTGTTCTGGTTCGGGTGCTTAAAGCGTTCTTTGACTTCCGCTATCTTATTTTCGTCAACCGCCTGCAACGGGTCAATGGGCTGAATGTTCCATTCAGTTTTGGATACTTTCTCTTTGAGGACGTTTATGCAGATTCGGGCAATATGAACTGATACCGAAGCCCGCCGTAAAACATCAAAACTTATTCTGCCAGGTTTCCGAAGTCCTTTTTGCATCATATAGGACATCGTCTTCCTCGTATCGTAAGCGTAGCCCCTTGACGATGAAGGACTCAAAGACGACCCAATCTGTTTGCGGATATACTCGCCGATTATATCCTTGCTCGGTTTAGTAGGGTTAGCCATAGTTCACTTTAATTATATTAAGTTCTTAGAAGTAATTGATTAGTTTTGTCGCGTTCTTTCTTAATCTATTGTTGAGACGGTAATACCAATAGATATTTTTGAAGTTCATTATCTCGGTGATTTCTTTTGAAGTGTAGCCGAGATATTTTAAGATTAGGAGTTCAATTTCTAAAGCACTTAACTGATAAACAATAAACTCAATATCGGTAGAATCCAGAAACTCTAATGGCTCCTCTGGGGTTTCAATAATTTCTTCCACTGGAATTACTTGGACTATCGGATACTCATACCAGAGGACGGGGTCGTAAATAAACTTGCCGTTTTTGGTAACAAGAAACTTTTTCGGGACGGGTCTGAACTTGCCTTGCCGAACTATTTGATTTCCCGAGATTTCTCCCCCCATTGTTTTAAGAGGTTGTCCGTCCATTCGTGGAACCAGTCCAAGTAAGTAACCGTGTCGGAGTTGCTCTTGGCGATTATTGAAACCGCGAAACTATCAACCATTAGTTTGCGTATGCCTTTAATGGCATCTTTTTGGTGCAATAGTTTGAAATCATATTTCTTTTCCTGAACCGTCAAATGAATCTTAACGTCAATCGTCTTTTCCTCGTCTCTTAACGCCCTGATAATAAACTTGAAGTATTGAGTAATGTCATTGAGCTTATTCTGGTCATTCTTGTTTTCATTCTGCCACTCACGGGTGAGGTCATAAAGGATTCTTCTTGAAGCGTTTATTGTCCAAGGATAAGGCAGGTAGGCCGGAGTGCCCGGCAATGTCGGAGCATTGGCGGTCTGGAGTATCCTGTCTATGGCACTTTTATCTTGGGGTAAAATAATTCCTTTTTCAGCCAAAAGCTCGTGAGCCATTTTGCCCGCTCTGACAAGTTGTTTGTGTGGTGCGTGTTTTTTCTTTGCCATTTTAGATTACTCGTTTCTCTTTAGCCCCTTGGGTTTCAAAATTAGCGTCCCCGGGCGGAATCATTACTCCTAAAAACTGCGGCGGCACAATCGGCTTCCTTGGAATTACGGGCGGTGGCGGCGTCGTCAAATCAGAACCAATCGGGGCGGGTGTAAATGCCTTTGGTTTAACTACTTGGTTGATATCGCAGTTTTTACCTTTAATGATATTGATAACCACCATCTCTGATTCTTCCAAAGTATGCAAGCCGTGGCAGACCTCGCAGTTAATCATCTGCTTCCTGTCTAATTGTCTAATGATTTTTTGTGGATTCATTTTTGTCCTTCTTAATGGCTTCGTCGGCTTCTTTATCAAATATGCTGTAAATCTTACCTTTGGAATCAATATAGATTCCAAATCCTTTCTCTCTCATCCGCTTCTCGGTGGTTGCCTGAACGCCTTTAATGAGCATCTCCGAACCTTGCTTAAACCTCTCGCCCAACCTTTCAACGGCGTAGAATAAGGGATAGTCTTTCATCTCCTTTTCCAAGCCAGTTGAAATATCCAAGAACAACTGGGCGATTATATTCACCACCTGTTCAAAATCAAATCTGACCTGCGATTTGAATACTCTGATCTCTTTTGTGTGTTGGCCCTTGCTTAGAAATAACTCGGCCAGAAAGGAAGCCGATTCCAAACCTCTGCCGAAAAGATATTGGGCAATGATGGAATCTTTTTGTTCGGTGGTGGCTTTCTTATCCTTGAATACCGAGAGTATATTCTTTTCGTTAGTGCCGCCCCTGTCCAATTTTATTAAGGCAGTCTTACCTGTAATCTGATTCATAATTTTAACCTTTTCTTTTTTAGGCGTTTTGATTGTCTTGGCAAGTTTATAGTTCTCGTGGTCATCAAACATTGTTTCCATCTTGCCAGATAGGATAGATTTTTTAGCTAATGCTTTTGTCATTTGAATTGAACTTCGGGCGTGAAGTGCCACTTGTTGAAAAAGTATTGTTTATCCGCTTCAAAGTCGCCGACTTCTTCAATTAGTGACCAATCCAAATCAAAGCCGTAGATGGGTATGAACTGGCTTGATATTACTTCAAAACCTTTGGCATACATCTCCTGCCAGAAATCCCTCGCCAAGAAATAGTGGGTCTTGTAATTTCTGTCTATTGTCATTATCTCGGCAAATTGTCTGGTTAAGCCCATCAAGTCTAAGTTTAGGTTTCTCTCCTCTTTAGGCAGGTCAAACTTATAACCATCAAAGATAGCTGGTTCAATTAGATTCTTGGTTTCATAGCCAGAGACAATTCCAACGTCTCCCCTATTGACCCTCTCCAGCAATTGGTCAATAGTATCTTCCTTAATTAAAATCCACGGATTGTATAAGACCAGAAATCTGGCGTCTGTTTCATTCAGGGCGGTATCAATTCCTGTCATCACATACTCGGCGTAAGTGCTGAAACCTGGTGGTGAAACTGGTATAGCGTTCCCGCCCATATACTTTCCCAAGACCATATCCCAGATTTCTTTCGGCATCCTTTCAGGTTCGCCGACAAAAATATAGTAGGCGTGGTGCTTCTTGGTATTCAATCTCGTTAAAGCCACCTGCAATACTTCGGGTGTTAATTGTTCCGTCGGGGCATCCTTCCAGTAGCCGTATAAAGGAATTATGATTGCTACTTTGGATTGAGACGCTAAAAACGAATCAACCGACTGCTCTGTTCTTTTTATTTGTTCTTCTGGATTCATAGTGTTATTTTAGTTTAATTTCTTAGTAACGGCCATAGAACATTTTTCTTGCGTATTCATCTTCTAACTGGCGGGCAAGGTCTATTTTCTTTTCTTCTTCCTTTCTGACCTTCGGGTCGTGGACATCCACCTCTTGTTTATTCAGTCCCAAGATGTTCGGCACGGTGTAAGCGGTATTGGTTAAGTCCCGTATCTCGCTGAAAGCAAACCATAAAGCCATTAAGCTGTCTCCCGTGTGGCCTCCGGGCCAGCTTCTCATTTCATTTACTAACTGGGAACATAACTGAATCGTCCTCGGGTCGGACAGGTCGTAGGGAATGATTAACTTTCCCAACTCCAAGAGAATTGCTAATGAATTAACACCGATGTCTGGGTCGTTCTTTTCCCCACCTGTATGATACCCTCGGACATTATCCACGCCTAAATCAGCCAAGTCCCGAACCATCGCTTCCTGGTAAGCGACTGATTCAACTCTGATTCCCAACGGGTTGACTACTGAATTATGTTCCTTAATCATCTCCCTGACTTTGTTCGGGCTCATCTTGCCTCGCCTAATGTTCCTGATTATGTAATCTCCCGGCATTATGACTCCGTTGCCGACCTTCACTCTATCCAGAGTAAACAATGCGGTGTCATCAGCCGTTTCCTTTTCCGATATGGCAAGGTCTAATCCCGAAGCGGTCAGTTCCATTATCAGTCCTTCTCTCGGTGTGTCCTGCAATCTTAAGTTTTCGCCTCGCTTCTTTGCTCTATCCAGCCACTCCTCTTTAATCTTCTGGTCTGGATTGGTAGTCGGGTCGCATTGATACATTCTTTCAAAGGCGTAAGAATTGGACAACCTTTTTAGATATAAAGAACCGTAGCCGTGTCTTTCAGGCCAGAGAACCTTCACTCCTTGTTTCATCTCTTCTTCATTCGCATTATAGAAATCTTGGGCTTCCTTCAATCTTTCTTTCAGACCAATGGATTCGTTCAACCTCATACTCGCCCAGCGTTGCCAAAGTTCTGGATATAAGGGCTCGGATATGATAGCTCCCAAACGCTTCTTATAGTCCATCTGCGGGTCTTTTAAGAGGTGCGAAACAAGGTCATCAGCGTGCCAAGTATTGCCTAAGTATATGAATCTGCCTTCGGGAGTGAGAACGGGCATCACGGTAGTATAAACCCAATCAATTATCTTCTTCCTCTGGTCTTCCGTTTCCGAGTTCTGCTGATTGACGACATCGTCCATAATTATAATATCCGCCCTTTTGGAAAGGATTGAACCGAACAGACCGACGGCGTTTATGGTCGGGTCTTTAATAGTCAGAACTTCTCTCTGAACCGTAATGGCATTGCCCGTCCAATTCTCGTCCCTCTTAAATCTTTTCTTCCGCTTCGGAACAATCCCCCGCTTATACGGGTCAATAACCGTCGCCCAAGACTGGTATCTTGCGTTGCCTTCAATGTGGTTTAAGATTTCACGCAGGAATGAACTGGCGATAGAACTTGTTGAGGATACCAAGAGGATTCTTAAATTATGATTCTTGGCAATTTGCCATAAAGGATATGCTATTGAAAGGTGGGTAGATTTCCCGTGGTCTCTGGCGACAGCGATACAAATCTTTTTATAGAGCGGGTCGGATAAAACATCATCTATCTCGTTATGAAACGGGGCGTTTTCCAAGCCGACAATTTCCTCAATGAAAGTCGCTAAGTTGGTTGTTATTTCTTCAAAGATTAGGGGTGTTTCCGTTTTGGGCATTGGTGGCTCTGGCTTTCAACTTAGCAATTGTCTGGGGCTTTAATTGACCCCAAACCTGAAAGTTAAGAAAGCCCTCGCTATTTTCTTCGGCTACATTAAAAATTCCAGAAGCAATTTTTCTATCAATCAGTTCCCCTCTTATCTCCACTAAGGTTCTCACCGCCCTGACTTTTGTTTCTTTTTCATCTGCCGTAGCCGTAGCCAGAATTGCCCATAGTTCTTCCTCGCCGGCTTTGACGAGGTCTTCATACTTGGCTATCTCTTTTTTAAGAACCTGATGGTCTAAACGATAAGCCCTTTCTTCCAATACTTTTTTATAAAGCTTGTTAAGATAATCAATTGTCAAGGCATACTTGTTCAAAGCCATTGCGTCTTGCAATTCATTCAAAGAACTGTCAGGTCTCCGGGTAAGCAAAATCCGAATCATTGCCCGAAACTCTTTTTCTTTTTCTTTACTGTAGGCTGGCGTAAGATTATATCCACCTTCGGCCATTAAGAATCCGACTTATTTCGGACGGATGGATGCCGAACATAGATGCAATTTCTTTTTGCTTATATCCAATTAACGACCTAATTTTTTCTACGTTTTTCAGAGATAACTTTGTCGCTTTCCCCCGTCTCGTATTTTCTTTTGGCGTAACTATCTCAAGATGTTTAGGGTTCACACATTGGGTATTTCTGCAAAGATAGTCAAGGTGCATACCTTTTTTAACTTTTCCAACTAATTTTTCATAAAAGTAAGTAGCGTGTTTCTGGCACTTACCATTTCTGTAAATACGACAATAAGAATGTTCGCCCCAAAAATACTTACTATCCCAACAACCCGTCCTCTTGTTAACAACAAATGAATCCTCATCAGCATACTTTATCAGATTATTGGGTATCCTTTTGTATATCCCTTTTGGCATTGTAGTTTATCCAGTTTGTTCCTGTTTTATTGAATGAGTTGGACTAATGCTTCCGCCCGCTCATTATCAGGAAATTGGCCGAAATAATCCTTAACTTTTGCTAATTGTTGCTCGTCTTGGAACTTAAAGGTATAACTTAGGTTTTTCAAATCAATCTGGGTATCCGCCGTATTGTATTTGCTGTAATCAAAATTGATTAAATCTATCTTGGCTTGAATCAACTCCGCCGGATAAGGCAGGATTCTCGCCCAGTATTCAATCGGCTTCTGAACCGTAACCACTCTCTTCATCAATTCGGCCAGCTCAATGTTATCAATCGGCACTTTGGTGTCCTCGGTCAGCAACGCCCTTGAGATAGCCGTATCCAAATCAATTTTGCCGAGGTTCTTAATCTCTACTTCCTTGAAACCGAGTTCTTTCATTGCTTCCCAGCGATGGTAGCCGTTCACTATTTCGTAAGTGCCGTCTTCCAGTTCCCGAACGAGTATCGGGTCTATCTGGCCGGCGACCAGCAAGCTCTTCTTTATCTTTTCGTATTCTTTGAGGTTGTTCTCATCCGTCCTGAAATCCAGTTTCGGATTGTATTCATTGGCTTTCAAGGAGTTAATCGGCACGACCAAGTTGTTTGTATTGATAATTAGTTCTTCCATATTCTAAGTATATTTTACGCCCCTGCGTTCCCAGAGGCGAGTATAATAACTTTCTATATCCTGATACGCCTGAATGCTTAAAGTGTATCTTTCTATCCGAGATATTTTTTTTGAATCGCCTAATGTGTGGGCGATGTTATTTGAATTGACGCTTAACAAATGACCTTTGTCTGTAAACCTGACCAACTTCATCCCTTGGTTGGTTTTAACTTTCGTAATCCCATACTGGGCGCCAGCTTTCCAAGAGGTAGAATCCACGCTGTAAAAAGGGAACATCCCGTAAACATCATCTTTAGTCATAGCGAAGCAATGAATCTTAACTCCCTTTTCAATCGCTGGTTTTAGATACTTATTGTAATTCAATCTCGGCCTGTTATCTCTGTCGCCCTCCAAAGCGACATACTTGCTTTCCGTTTCATCCAGCATTTTCAAGTAATCTTCAAATGAAACTACATTCGGGTGGACTACGGTAATGCACCTATTGAATATCCCAAGAGCTTTCAATTCTTGCCGCCATTCATTTACTTTTTCTTGACCCACTATTTCACCAATGTCAAGTTCAACATAGTAATCATAATACTTTTTGTTATCCAACAACCATACCTTATACTTTTGCCAGTATTCATCGGCGGTTCCTTTGGTCTTGGTTTTCTTTTTTAAGTTGGATACCGACAACCCTTCTGCCGCCCGCTCGCTAAAAAAAGTGTGGGCACCCGAATCAATGATTATGCTTTTGAAAAAGTCCCGATGATTTCTGAAATATGTGTTTTTAACGTTATTATTCCGCAGGTAGTAATAACTGAAAAAGCCGTTTTTTACCAAACCCGTTTCAATAATCTCTTTTGAATCTCCGCCTTCGGCTCCCGCGAAATAGATAATCATTTTACTAAACCCATTACTTTTAGATATTCGTGCCAAGACCAGTTGTGCCTCTCTGGTATGCTTTTTAACATCGGGTCAAAAGGCATTTTCAATAACTTCTCCAGTTTGTCTTTAGCGTCTTCCAGGTCATTCATTTTGTAGATATGCTTCTTTTCCCATTCGCCGCCTTCGGACATCAGCTCAAACGGAAAGTCTTTCCAATCGGGATATAAAGGCAAACATTCAAAGGTGATAGCTTCCAAGAGCGTCCAACTGACCCAGTCTTGGTAGGCACAATTGAACTGAACCTTGGCCCGAGATAACAAATCATAATAGGCAAGCTTGTTGCTCGTATCCACCACCTCTAAGTTATCACAATTTTCCAATACTTCGCGTAACCTACTTTCAACTTTTTTGTCGTTGGTTATATGTTTCCTTGGTTGAACTAACTTAAATTGAACTTCTGGACACGCTTCCACTAAAGCTAAAAAGAACATCGGATTCTTTTCAGTATCAAAGCGTGAAGAGAACAGAACAAAGTTTTCTTTCTCGGACTTCTTTTCAAACCCGAGGTCTGACAATTGTTCTAAGAGGCGTGAGCTATTAAACGGCAGTCCTGATTTGTAGATATGCCTTTCATCAAAGCCAGCATTAACCGCCAGTTTTTTTAAGATATAAGAGCAGGTAAAAATGTAAT